TTTAATACCTCCACCGCACGTTGGGAGAAAAGGGCAAGTGTTCCCGAAGACAACGTGGAGTGGAAGGTTACGTCAAGACTTACCCAAACAAACCAGGCTTACGTTCAGGTTTCAATTAACTTCATCCCAAGCCAAGTACCGGGGAATCTTGTAGCTCCTTTTGTGACACCATCCGAAACTAGAGACACTGAGTATCAATCCCAGGACAGGGATGCGAGCGGTCACGACTACTTCAGCCGTTATTATGGCAATCCTATCGCCACAAGAAACGGTTTATCATATAACCGTCTATTTAGACGAAAAAACATTCCTTACGCTCGTGATGATTACTTTTACACTACCTCCTATAAAGACACATGGCTTTATATCTCTAACGATCACTATAGTGACATCCGATTTTGGTGGATCATAGCAAGAATGTATATCCAAGACCAAGCAAGGGTCGGCGCATCTAGGTCGATAATGAATCCTAACAGGGAAATACCAATTGGTTTAACTCTAAGGATGCCGTCCAGGGGCAGATTACTTAATCAACTTTCTGTAAATAATTTCTAAGGACAAGTAAATAAAAATGGCAACAACCGCTTATACAACTTTTGTAGGCCGCGACTTTACGGCTAGGCTTGAAGCCATTATGACGGCGATACGAACTGAACTTCCTGATCTGACTGACCTAAACTATTCGGGGATTGCTAATGTCTTGACAAGACTACTTGCGAGTGAATCTGACTACTTGGCGCTTTACCAGGACGAGGCTTATAACGAGACTTCTATAAAGTATGCGATTTTTAAGCAATCTATAATAGATGCCGCAGCTACAGTTGATGAAAGAGCTACGTTAGCAACTGGCGCTACAGGTTATTTAACTGCGACCAAAGGGTCAAACTTCCCTGTTAGCACAGATTTAAGTATTGCCCAATATACAAGCTTCTCCCGGTCAGACGCTTTATCTTATTTAGCTAGTGACAACACTACATTTGCTGTTTCCCAATCTTCAGTTCAAATCCCCGTAATACAGGGGTCACTACAGACACTGACAGTCACCAGAAATGACCTAGAGACTTTAGGGAATACTGAATATCTAACCTATAACTTAGGCCCCCTGGTTGCCAACGGCACCGTAACCGTTACACACACAGAAGATAATGTTGTTACTACAACATGGGAGCAGGTAGAGAGTTTTTGGCGAAGCCTTCCTACAGATTACCACTTCTTATTAGACTTGGTTGCTGACGAAATTGACGGGGAAGAAGACACTGTTAACCTTGTTATTGGCAATGGGATACATGGTTTTAATAATTTCTTAGGGACCATGACGGTAACATACGTCAAAACAGACGGAGCCGAGGGGAATTGTGGGCCTGGAGTAGTCGTAGATGTTCCTTCTAGTTTATCAGGGATAATCAGCGTTACCAACACAAATGCGCTCACAGGAGGGGGAACAGCCGAAGGCATAGAACCATTTAGGGATAGAATACCGGCAGCGTCCAGAATACAGAGACGAGGATTAAGTGTGGAGGACTACGAGGCGCTGATAATGAGCAACGTCCCTAGCGTTAAGTATGTTCAAACGGCTGACAGGACAACGCTTACTGATTGGCCTCATCTCTATCTTGCTATCTATGTTGTTCCCAAAGGTGGAGGCTTAATTACTGACATATTAACTGCGGAAGTACTAGCAGTTCTCGTAGAAAAAGGACACCTTGGCCCGTGGGAAGGCAGATATATTATAAACGATGTTACACAGAGACCTGTAGATGTTACGGTAAGAATTGGGATTGAAACGGGATATGTTTCGTCCAGTGTTGTGAACCAAGTTATTTTAAAAATTCAAGAATGTTTGTCGGTAGATAACCAAATAATAAACGGCACTTTTGATTTCGCAGAGATGTCTACCTCTGTCAATCTAACTCCAGGGGTAAGATACGCTGTTTTTACAACACCAACGGCAGATATTGAATCGGGGATAGGAGATTTTTTTATCCCTGGGACCATAGCTGTAACAGTAGGATAATCAATGAAATACCCTTTGATAGCTAGAGTCCCAGAGATATGGAGAAGACTTGATACTGATAATGTGTCAAGGAAACTCTTTGGCGTTATAGACGAGGAACTAGAGCGCATTGGGGACGGGGTTAACGATTATCTAAATGTTACTAACATTGACAAGATACCAGACAAGTTCCTGTCCTTTCTGAGTGACCTCACAGGACATGTATGGCGACACGATAAAACTATAGAGTGGAATAGAGACAGAATAAGGTTTGGACTAAAACGTGCGTCGTATAAGGGGACTACGCTTGCCATAAAAGACTTAGCCATAGAAAATGGTTCCATAGTTAACCAGATCCAAGACAACGCATCGAAGTTATTAATCCTCGGCAAACAGGGCAGATTAAGTTGCGACGACGCTTATCTGGTTAGTAAAGACTATTGGCACGATGGCGCCTTTGTCGCTGAGTTTTCTAATACTGGTGATACAGAAGAAATAATAAACGAATTACCCAAATACATACCTGCGGGCGAAATTTGGACTATAAACTTTGTTTATGTATCTCAGGGGATATTCGATACTGATTGCCAGATTATATTTACTGGAACACTAACCTTCACGGAAGCATTACAGGGAACCATTGGCTACGGAACATTAGGTGGCAATTTACTTCTATCTTCTGAGCCTAACGGTCGATGTGACATTACATATAGAGATACTGTTTGGGGCGACCTATTCTCGAAACGTATGGGTTCAGTTGGCTTAGGCTTATTAGGTAACGATGTTTACCTATCAGACGAACCAGCTATTGCTCCTGAGATGTCATATAACCCTATTGGCTGGCATAGTGTTCTCATAGATAGGTCATTAGGGCATGGCATGTTGGGGTATGACCTTTTCTTATCAGTTGAACCAGCGACCACAGGGATACGAGACATTGACGACATAGTTATAGTCCCGATTCAGATTGGGCCAATAGTTGTTGAAATGTCTGATGGTGGGATTAACCCTAACTATACAGAAGCATTTACTGGCACGGAATTTGAACTAACCTCTGGTGGATTAAGTGTAGTTGCACCTATTAACGTCACTAGCACAGAACTAGAAGTAACACAATCCACGATAGAAATAGCACGATTAGAGATGGGTTCAATTCACTATACACTAGCCGATAACATAACCCTCGATGAGGTTAATAGATAATGACATACGATTTTAATCCTGAAGTTTTAGATTACGTTGCGCCAGCAGATACCTTGGCTCAAATGTCGGTTAAAGTAAATACAAACTTTAGCACAATTGCAGCATGGGGCGCAGCCGTTGAGAGTGTATCTGGAGAAGGGACTGCTGGAGAAACTCTAGGACAATACAAGCTGGTTTACTCAGACGTTAACAATAGCGGTAAATTCTATCTTGCAACCAACAATGAAACCTCTGCAAAGGCAGACGTAGTTGGTATAACCCTTGATGCTATTAGTGTAAATGCTACGGGAACAATACAACTTGGTGTTGGTATCGTGACTAACGGTAGCTGGTCATGGACTATAGGTTCACAGCTTTTTTTAGGGACAAATGGAGATATTACAACTTCTCCAACCAGCAACTACTGGTTCAAGCCGATTGGTTTTGCAATCTCTGCTACTGAACTATGGTTCCAACCTATGCTTGGGTGGTCTATAGGGGATAATGGCTTTGAGGTTGATACTGACCAACTAGAGGTTGCATATATCCCGACAAACTATACTCGAACTATCACCTCTGAGGTTGCAGCCACTACACAACTATCGGCTCACCTTAAAGGAATAGACGAAAAACTAGCAGAAATAATAGCTATGATACCTTCATAGGAGTCAGATAATGGGACTAAGTATGTATGATGGAGCAGTTTTTAGGGCGATGCAATTCAAGACTGAAAGTACTTTGTGGACGGCCATTGGTAGAAATACAGTTTGGACAGATGAGTTTAGTCCAGATGCCGTTGACCAAACAGCCCACGATATTGAAGAGGTAGTAACTTACGTTAAACCTTACGTTGTAAGCCTATGCAAATGGGCTGGACCAGGTGGCGACATTCTTGTTGATGGCAGTTACTATGACTTAGTGGCTGACCTAGATGCTATTGATATAAACGGTGTGGTGCTAGACCAGGATGCCCGTTATTTGTATATAGGAACAGAACTGGACCCTAACTTGGGACAGTTATACGGGGATTTTAGACAGATTGCTCTCTATGTAAATACTGTTCCTGTAGGTGGGCATGAATCAGATGATTGGCTAAATCCAACCAATGTAAGTGACCCTGGGACACTCTGCTACTTGCATAACGATGTAGTTACACAGATGTCACCCGTAAGACGACAAATAATCGAATTAGTTTTAGAGTTTAAATAGAGGTTAAAATGGCAGTTTCAACGTATCAGGGTAGAGCGAACAGATGTAAATTATTATATGAATCGGCAGACTTTTGGATGGGGGTTGGTAGAACTACGGCATGGCCTACTGAGTTGGCTCCACCTTCACCTACGGTTTCTGCCACTACACTAGAAGAACCAATTGTTTATGTAAAAGCTGAAGTTGTTAGTATGTGTAAAACAATCAATGCAAATCCTGATGTTACAGTTAGAGGACAGGGATATAAATATGTATTACCCGCTGACGCTGTAGCTGAGTTTGCTCGGTTCCTTTATATCAGGGCTAGATTCGACCCTAGTGAAGACCAGCCTTATGCTACATTCCGACAAATAGCAATCTTTTCTAATTTAGAACCTACTCAGGCACATTCGGCTGACTTATGGTTAGCACCTGCTAACGTATTGGATGTAGGTATATGTGAATATATAGAAAACAACGCACCAACAGTCATGAACTTGAACCGCCAAGAAGTAATTCAAGTCATCATAGAATTTAGATAAGAGGTAAAAATGGCGTTAACTGATAAACTTTTTGAGTATAATTTAAGGGCTGGCGATAGCTTGGCGGTTCCCGTTTTATTGGCACCAGTAGCAAGAAACACTACTGGCGGCACATCGTTAAGCTATGTAGCCACTTTTATGACACTTGTAGGCGAAACTACCCCAACTTCAGTTTCCACAGTAACTAACGCTAATGCTACACTATCAGGTAGTCAAACTGGAAGTGGCAATTGTGTAAAACTAGAGGTTAGTTCGGTTCCTGCTGCTGCATTAGCTACTCGTTTCTATAAACTGAGTGGCGGCACTTATCAGCTATTGGCTGAAGTAGATTCACCAACAAAGATATATTATGACACAGGAACCACTCTACAAAGTTCAGTATTGGCTCCTAGTGTTGACACCTCTGGTAGACCTGAATGGAAAGCACTTCTGTTCAACCACGGCAAGTATCTACAACGCCAAGAGTTAATGGACTTACAGTGGATATGCCTTAGAGGTGTTCGTGACCTTGGTGATACCATTTACAAGAATGGCGATATAATTTCAGGTTCAACACCAGCGTTTGTTTCTGGAACTACATGGAGATTCCCTGACCTAAAGGTGTATCTTGATGGACAGGTTGTTGCGGTTCCTGGTGACGATGTTACGATAACAGGTAGTGGTGAAGAGGTTGTTGGGGTGACTATTACACCTACTGCTGAATCTGACCTTACAGACCCCGTAATGAGGAATCAGGATGAAGGTATTGACCTAGCCTACGCACAGCCTGGAGCTGACAGATTAGTCTATACATTCGCGTGGGGCATTGACCAGGACAGTCAACTAGATATTCAAGCATTTGTTGATAATGTTCCCAAAATGGTAACAGTTATTCCCGAAGCTACCATGCAGCAAATGATGCTTGCTCGAAGGACTCACGACGTTAGTGGCTCGTTCTCGGTTAAACCCTTTGCCGTTGAGGTTCAAGCTAACCATACACCTGCTAACCAAGAGACTATGTTCGAGTTGAAAGTCGGTGCTGGCAAAGCCTATCCAATGGGTTACGAAGTTGAAACGATTGGGCCTAGAATAATAGATATAGAGAAGGCTAGGGACACAGCATTTGTTAATAATGGCACCACAGGCGCATACGACACTCCTGGTGGGTATGTTGTTGCTGGGAATGAGGAGAATTATAACCTTAGCGGCTTAAAAATTAAGTTTTCAGTTGATGGTGGGACACAGCATACTATTACGTTTCCTAGTCCATTTTCATCCAAGACAGCGGCACAGGTTGCAACTGAAATAGAAAGACAAATAGTATTAATCTATGACCCAGGTAGTGCAGGTGACATCTATCCTACAGCCAACTCACCACAGATTCTTTTTGCTGATGACGCTAGTGGTTATTTGAAGCTACAGGCTAAGGATGGCGCATACCTTACTATCCATGCTATAACGGGCGATGCCTATACAATATTGGATATAGATGCAGCGACTTATGCTCTGGATGATACAGAGAGTGGAACCAGAATTTATGAGATAAATGATAGCTACGTTTCTGATGTTAACGATATGCTGTTTACAACTGAGGTAACTGCGCCTGTAACCCATAATGGAACTTTAGACAGGGACTTACTCCATACAGGACTGAATAGTATTCTAGGCGCAGCAACTACAGAAGCAAGATGTATTGATGGTCAGTTTGATTGGTTTTATCAGGATGGTGGTGTAGGCGACTTTGTTAGAGACGGAAACTACATTGATTTTAATGTTACTCCAACATCAGCTACCCCACAACCTGGAAGTGGCGTAGTTTATTATGTGAAATATCGTTACTCAAGAGAAGCGACTAAGGGTGTTCGGACGCTAACAACTGTAACGGATGAAGAAGTGATAAGAAGGGATAGAACCGTATATCCGACAGATTTACTAGCTCACTCTGACGTTGTAGAAATAACAAAGGTTTCAGCTACCTCTAATGGTGTAGATGATTATACTTACCTATTAGCTAAAAATTCTGATGACATTAGTCATTCCCTTTCTGCTGTTTATTGGAAACTTTTTGCTGTAAATTCAGACCAACCATCGACAGGACAACACTATTTTGTGTCTTACACCTATTGGGCACACGCTACAGAGGGTGATTACGTTACGGCTGATTGCTACTCGTCTTATGATGATATTGAGTTGGCCCCTGATGGTGAAACAAATCTCAGGGATTGTGTGGATTTCAGAACTACAACCACGACTAAGCCTGTTAACGGGACAAGCCCTAGTTTTGAATACAACTTCTATCTGGCTAGACGAGACAAGTTGTTGTTAGACCAATATGGCGGGATGGAGCTGGTTCAAGGGAACCCGGCTATTAGCCCACCTGTCCCTAACGACCAGCCAACTAAACTGACATTGGCAATGTTTTATGTGATGCCATATACCTATACTCCCAGTGAAGTATTGTATCAGTCTGTTGAGCCAATCAGGACTACCCAGATTGGTATTACTGATTTGAGACATAGGATAGAGAGATTAGAGTATTGGCAAGCAGTTAATGATTTGGAAAACCAAACTAAATACTCCGAAGCTGCGGTAGGAGCACAGGGACTTTTTACTGACCCTATTACTGGTCAGAATAGAATATCAACTCAGTTTAATGTGAATGGTATTATACATACAGCGGCTATTGATGCGATTAACGGGGAAGTCAAATTGCCAGTGACGCAAACATTTGCCAAGATTGCAGTTGATGTAGACCATTGTGTAAACGTAAAAACCTACACAGGCAAGGAATGGGAGACTGTTACAACTGGGGTAACGGTTGGTTCAAACCTGGCAATGGATTTTACGGCCACATTGTATCAGGAGTCCAAGTCAGCTTCGAGACGAATGAACGTCAATATAGACAACATTTGGTCATTTGACAATGGCAAGCTAACACTAAGCCCCGAATCAGACTTGTTTTTTGACCAAACACAGATTCCTAGACTAACCGTTGATTATGACAATAACATGGCTGCGGTGGCTAATTATGTGTCAGCCATACAGCCAGGAACAATTACTTGGGGGAACTGGAATTATACTGGAGAGACGCAACGTATATGGAGAGCTAGGTGGGTCTATCAAGACTATGCCTTTGCAACACGAACAGGGGTTCAATATAATGGGATAGTCCCTGACAAGCAGCTACTTGACTTGGGTGACAGAGTTGTTGACTTAACAGCTATTCCTTATATGAGAACAAAGAACTCTGATAATAGCGACTTCGAGATAACTATCGAAGCCAACTCCCTCATGCCTAACGCTGACCATAGGTGTTATATCCACAATATAGCTGTAGACCTTACAAAGACAGGCACATACTCACAAGGAACTGCGGCTGATGGCTATACCACCGTTACTACCGATACTACTGGTAAGCTAACAGCTAAGTTTAAAATGCCAGCAGGTGTCCCTACAGGCACAAGTCTTGTAGAGATAGTCCATGCTACGTTAGATGATACGAGTGCTGCGAAGGCCAATTTCTTTGGTGGCGGAATACGGTCAACAACCCAAGGAACAACGCTTGGTATGACCTCTGGTAGAGTATGCACAACAGAAATAACGTCTGGACCTGGCACCTCTACATGGATAAATACTTATAACTATTGGGACCCTATCGCACAGTCTTTTATCGTTGATACCGACTATGTTCCTTTATGTTGTATGGATGTTTACTTTGCAGCCAAGTCTCAAACTAAACCAATAACACTTGAAGTTAGAAGGATGAGTAACGGCCAACCTACTAAGGACATCGTTACAAGCGCAACACTTCAGGCATCAGATATTACCGCATCATCAAGTGCAGCTACAGCTACACGATTCTGGTTCCCAGAGATAATTAGTTATAAAGCTGATTCGTTTAGTTTTGTTTTGGTAACTGATTGCACAGAATACGAAGTATGGATAAGCGAGATTGGTGATACCGACATAATCACAGGTTCGGTTATTCAGTCACAGTCTGCCCCTGGTGTGATATTCCATAGTCCTAATGGTCAGTCATGGGAACAGTTATCCAAACAGGACATGAAGTATAAACTATATCGTGCAGATTTTGAGACTTCAGCTACGGTTATGTTCGAGAATACCACAATAAATAGTTCGAGTATCATTTGCCCTAAACTAGAAGACTTTGCTGGACCTGGGACTAACGTAAGGTATTTCTATAGCCTAGATAATGGTGTTAACTGGATTGCCTTCAGACCTTGGCAGGACCAACCTCTAGGTGGCGCATATACAGCGGTTAGGGTTAAGATAGTGATAACTGCCGCTGGCACAGACATTACCAGAAGCTACTCTATGAATCCACAAAGTTGTGGGCTTGTGACACTTATTCATCAGGCAAATGCTAACTACATTGGCAATGCTATTACACTTACAGATGCGTTAAATTACCCTGATGAGGTTAAGATTATAATTGACGCAGACTGTGATGGCTTTAGTGGGTCTGGCGTAAGGTCATTGACACCTTACTATTCGATAGACGATGGAGAAACGTGGGCAGAGGCGAAAGTGCCTACGACTTACACAGCAATTGCCAAGGATAATGGCAAGTATGAGTGGGAATTTGTTACTCAGCCAGAAGCCAAAGCCATTACAGGTATAACAGCGGCAACACCTATGGTTGTTACTTCTGGAACACATGGTTTCCAAGATAATGATATAGTAACTATTGCTGGTGTTGTCGGAACAATAGCATCGGTAGTCAATGGAACATGGAGAGTTAAACTTGGCACAGACCCAACCAACAAATATGCACTAGTTGACCCAACCACGGGAGCAGATAGTGTAGGTAGCGGTTCATGGAGTTCAGGTGGAACTGGAACCATAGCACCATTCACTACAGCAAGGGCAAGGGTTTACCTAGAAACAACTGATGTCTCACAGACACCTATATTCGGTAATGTAAGATTAATTTGCAATAAGCGGAGTGTATAATATGCCGAGACCAGAAGTATCATTTGACAAACCGCCTAGTGGCTTCTCACGTAGAGGACAACAGCAAGGCGCATTGATTGTAGCCAAGAATCCTCAAACAGCAGTAACGAATAAGTTACAAGAGAAGTTGTTGGCACAGGAAGCCCAAATAGCTGAACTAAAAGCTATGGTCGAGGAATTGGCATCGGCTAAGAAAGGCAAAAAAGCTAGTGCATAGTGTTAACATCTATGACAAATCGGGTGAGGTGGTTCAAACATTAGAGTTTAATGAGCCTCTCACCCACGTATCGGGTAGGGTTAGTAAGTCCGAATCAGGTGTTTACTACAAGGGTGCTGGTGTTCCTTATCGAAGCCAATTATCCCTTGACCCTAACCTATACCCTGTAATCAAAGAAGATGAAGTATTTTATTGTGGGTATAACGTAGCTAACCCTAACTTTGTTGGGAAGATAGGTATCTTCCAAGAGACGTATCAGCCATACTTTAGTGACTTTATTGGTTCATGTGGCCCTAAAGAATTAAACATAATCCGTAACTCAAGGGAATTTAAACGCTCATCGGTAGAAGTGCTAGATTGTATCAACTATGATGAGACTAATAAGCAATTCTATTTTGTTATGGATTATAGGTGTGGGCGTAAGGGCTACTTGTGGGGTGGACAACCGAAAGACCTATATGAATTGCTAGAGTATATGGTTACTGAAGGTTGGAACTTTCCGTGGGATAAGACGAGCATAAAGGATATTTCGAGAGGTGGGCTAGTCTCTGATGTGGCTGACCTGTTTAGGTCAAAGGAATTAGTTCATCAGATAGGGACAGTTTACTCAGCTATCTATTCCCTATTTAAACTATACCAACGCAGTTTCAATGAATTCACAGAATACGTTGGGGCCAACACTATATCTGATAGGCACATCCCAACACTAATTATATTCCTGTTAGAGAAGTTTGGGGTAGACACTGAAGAAGTGTTCCGTAACTCAGAAGAACAATATTTCTATAATCACATCATTGGCGACTATCTAATACAGGGCCGTAACTGTGCTTATGTTGAGGATTTTAATTATGGTGATATAGTTAAACGGCAATATATAGACAAGTTTAGCCAGAGATTAGGAGTGTAAGTAGCATGACAACGCCAGCAGGCCCACCTCTTGTAGTTAACAACCCACACCCTCCTATTTTTCAAATAAAATGGCCTTGCGATACAACAAGCCAAGGTTCTGACGGAAGCATAGATTATTTTGTTAAAAACCTTACTTGTTGGTACGTGGGTGGTTTACCTATTTTGCCTATAAGAGTAGACCCTGTGTTTAACAACATAATGGAAGCTGCAATGATAACGAACTTGAACATGGGGATTTGGTTAACTCCAGTTCAGGCAACGTCTTCTACCCTTCCGTCATCAGGTTGGGGTTTGGTGTAGAAATGTTAAAAAGCCTCTTCATTTCTAATTATTATGCGTGGGTTAAGGATTATTGGACTCAGGCATTTAATAGTGCTGAAACTAATATTGAGGCTGATTTTGCTAATTTCTGTCTAAGCAGTCTGTCTGACCAAATTTTGAGAGACGATACAAGTGAAAACCAAAATCTAGTTGATGCAGAACAAAACCATTTAAGCACATATCTGGCAGTATATCAAGGTCTATTGTCTAACATGAATACTGTCAACGAACTAACATCTGCTTTGTCTGATTATCAAGAGTCCAAAGCAAATCGCAAGGCTATTTTACCTAAAATAGATTCATTTGTAACTGTAATTAATAAACAAGCCAGTAATATTTATGACACATACCACGCATATTCTAACGTGGACATTTACCCAGACTATCGACCAAGCGTTTTAGCTGCACAAAGAATATCTACATCAGTTAAGACTTTTTTGACACAAGTTAGTCAATATGTCTCTCTATCTGAGACTGAGATTGACAACATGGAAACCACTAAACAAGTTCCATTATCTTATCAAGATATTTTAGATAAGTCACCTTACGTCTTTGATGGAACATATAGTGATAATATAAATCACGTCTCACCCGAAGGTAATTTATACGGTCAAACAACGACAGTTCAGGTAGTTGAGCATCTATATTGGTGGACAGGGGCAGAATGGGAATTAGTCCCTGATGTTTTAGACCAGGCCGCATCTGTTGACCTATTACCTAATGGTGAAGACTTTGGAACAATATTTAGAATACCTAAAGTAAACGCAACAGGTGATGGTTATATCTATGATTATTATTACTCAACAGGTTCAGCTTGGGTATTAATGAATGAGTATTGGGCCGTTGAGGGTGTTAGCGAATTACCTAGCCCTGGATATAACATTGGAGATTATCATAAAGTTATTGAAAGGTCAGTTACCGTTAAGTGGGATGGTTATGAGTGGCAACGATTAAATATGTCAGAGTTTGCCGACAACATTGGGTTAGCTGCTGGTATTGCTGGACTAACAACTAATCAGACTACATTAGAGAATTCACACAATGAATTACTAGCATCTTACCTTGGCGACACCAATACAGGTAATACATTATTAGATGCTATTGCTGTAGAGAAAGCAGCGTTTATAGATTTACTCGATTCATTCTCTGATTCTGGTTATATTACTCTTGCAGAGTCATTTGAACTAAAGAAACACCTTGCTGGTGTAGTCTCTGAGTCAGTGACATTAATTGCAACTGCTCGAACATTAGAAGGTTTGGTTGCAGAGTTAGACCTATCTGAATTAACGGATGATTACTCAGAAGCTATTACAGACTTAGATACGGCCCTTGATAGTTGGGTAGATGCTACGGCTTACCCCGTAGAGATTACAGGTGCGGTTAGTTCAAGGGCTACTATTGATGCAGCTATAGAGGCTGTTAGGGTAGCAAGGGCGGCTCTATTTACAGCTATACAAAACTCAAATGTGGATTATGTAGATGCTCAAATATTAGAGGTTGGTGGCGCAGTTTCGGATGTTCAGGATGCCGTAGACCTATATGCCAATGACGGCTATATCTCCTTAGCGGAAGCCAATGAATTAACCAGGCTTAACGCTCACCTAGATGCTGAATCAGACGACATAATTGCAATAGCTGTAGGCTTGGCTCCTGTTCCTGAACCTAACCCCAAGAGTGCTATTACTCTTGCTAAAGAAGCATACTCGGCAGCTTTATTGGCTCTAACTAATGCCCTAACAAGCTGGACTACAAATGTTACTTATCCACTAGAGATAAAAGACCTGGTTACGACTAAAGCAGCAATGCAGTCAGCATTAGCTGATGTTGCTTCAACCAAAGCTGCATTGACTGTAGAGATTCAAGGGGTTAACGCACAAAACCTCTCAGACGTAAGTGGTGACTTGGGTGAGCTTCAGAGTGATGTAGATGATTTTTCAACAGACCTAACGCTTATGTTATCGGAAGCTAATTCCCTAACAGCTTCGTTTAATACACTTACCATTGGATATAATAATATTGTTAGTGCGGCAGGGGCATGTGACCCTGTTGTAAACACAGATTTGATTACCGCTGCATATAACGCTTTACACTCCGCAATAGACACTACATGGATAGGGCAAGCATCTTATCCTGTGACTCTAGCCGCTGGTGATAGAGCCGCATTACAGTTATTGCTTCAAGACTATGAGGAACATCGTTTCTTAACTGAGAGTGATATAGCCGCAGCTAATGTTGGCGACCCTACAGCAGCAATTAGTCAAGCGATAACTGACTTTAGACTATCAATATATAATGGCTTTATTAAAGGGTTTACCCCTGACTTAGAGTTGGTTTACGTTAATAAGAATGAATTAACCCTACGCCCTAAAGAGACAGGGGATTACGACCTTAAAGAGATACTAAAGAAGACTGCGGTTTTTACCTATACTCCTATATTAGACTACACAACTCCTGGTGGAGTAATCACATTAGCGCAATCAGAGATAATTGAATCGAATAACGAAGTAGGTAATCCACCACCGTATAATGTTTATCTAGCCAACCAACACGCTGACTTTGAAACGTCTATCTATGATTATCGTGGCAAGCTATTCTGCTCAAACCATACCCATAGTAACAATTACTGGGTAGATGACGATGGTGATTTCGAGGCTATACTTGTTGGGACAGTAACCACTATCCCTGAAACTATAGATGGAATCACAAAGATAATATTTGAGCAGGGGATAAACACTTCTTTAATCAGCCAGGAATCAGATGTTAAAGAAACATTCCGTGAATATAGTGACTTCGATTTAGAATATACTGACGAGACAACATTAACCCTAGCCCGAATATACGGCGCTAGAGGCCAAATGTATGTCCCCGAAAGCCTTTATTACCTTGGTGAGAGCCGAACATTAAGTAACTCTGATTGGATTATAAACGTAAGTGGGGTTGACGGGACACTATCATTAGGTTCAGAAGGCGCAGCAGCATCTACTTTATATTATGTTTATATCGGTTCAGATACAGATATCTATAACTTTAATACCTTGGCAGGGACAACACCCGATAGACCATTACACCCAGGCGAAACAGGTTATGTTGCTGGTAAAGACTTTAGACTGTCAATGTTTTTGTCTACAACAATACCTGATAACGGTAGGCTGGCCCAAACTTATTATGGATATTGGGCAAGACATATCGGACAGATATTAACTGACGCTGGTGGTAAATTTGTCTATTCAGGTAATGTTTCAGCTATTAGACAAGCCACATTAAACCCAACATATTTAGATGGCTTGGCAGAAGTGAGTATTGAATCTGGCTCGTCTACCTCATTCAAAGTAGTTAAGAAACGAGGCACATCAGGTGTTGTAATGGTTGGGGCAAGGGGTGTTGTAACGCCTACTGCTGGCTATACAATAACAACATCTGACCCTATTTATACTTATGATGAGGAAGATGTAAACTTTGACCCTACAGACCCATTAGTTGATACGACAACCATACTAGATACATTTATTGGAACAGAGAAATACCTCTACCTTGCTAACGATAGACCCTGTTGGGGAGCATTAGCAGGTCAAACATTCCTGTGTAATGTAGACCATACAGCAGGTTATTTGAGCCAAAACTATCCTGGCAACAATGCAAGGTGGATTGCTACTATTAAATTGGCAGTTGGGACCAAGGGTTTAGACCTAGTTACTAATGGGAACTTTATGGAAGGTGTAGAAGATTGGGTTTCAGAAGGCTGGACTTGGGTAGAAGCAGACCGCAACGTAACCTGTGATGCAGATGGTGTTCCTTTAGAACAAGAAGCCATGACGGTTGAAGCAGGTTCAATATATGAAGTTGCATTAACAGCGTCTGGTTTTGCTTCGGGTTGCATTACACCTAAAATTGGTAATACATTAGGAGATGCAATAACTTCAGCACAACGGAGTGTTCAGTATATAAAAGCCACTAATACTGATGTGTTAAAGATTGTTCCTGACCCGCTTTTCAGTGGCGCAGTTGATACTGTTACAGCGTTTAAGATTGAATCGGGGGCGTTTAGTGGGAATTACATTACCGATTCCATTACTAAAGAAGTTCCAGTAATAGATAACTACGACATTGGCACAAACATCCTTTGGGATAGTGTTAAAATAATGCAAGTCATTAATGACGCATTAGGGGTATCAGGGACAACATCAGTATTAAATGCCCAAAAGACAGGTGGTTTGAACCTTAGATTAGAATACGTTAACACAACTACAGTAAGGCTAATACCCTCGTCAGGGACAGATAGCTATGTTGTGTTCCCTGACCTTTCTGCCGCTACAATACCTGCCGCTGGTATAACAATGACCGTGGCTGGAGCAGCTAACACTAGATACTATGTCTACCTATCAATAGGAACTGGTTCAGGCGCATTGAGTATGTCATCAGCAAATGCTCCGAATGATCTATACACAAAACTAGAGACATACGGGACAGCCAACATACAAGTTGGCGATATTTGTATGACAGCTCCAAATGCCATGACTGGCGCTTGGAATGTATGTAGTAGCCATCAAGAAATTCCACTATCTTGGTCAACGGCGATAAATGCAGCGGATGTTGTGGCGATAAATGTTGTGTTGAATTTGCCCGGATTGATAGTCGGCAGACGAGCAAAAACCACGGTGACGCGGACAGGGTCTACAACATTATACGCATCGTTTGTATGGAATGTATATTGGGGGTCATATTACAACACTTGCACAGTAACAGTGGGGTCAAACTCCTGCGATGCTTATCCTGACTACGTAATCTGGCGCGGTCATATCACAGTTGCGTTAAGTGAAGCGCCTGGTGTGGGAATAGCAGCGGGGAACCCAACGTACTCTGAAACGATATATGGTGAAAGGGTTGGGGATTACCCCTCCTGTTATGGACACGAAGTGCATATATCCGCACGTGACGGGAACTTGGTCCTAACCAGAAGCTAATAAGTATTGTGGATTATTCTAGGCACCGAAATACAAAAACAGGCCGAATAACGGAGGCTCCATGCCATACGATAGAATGACACCCGGATACAATATAATCTCAAAATTTACAGGTGACTAATGGCAAACATACCTCAGACAACATATAGCAATATACCAGCATACCCTCGCTCATGGTATCAAGCATCTTCAAATTGGTCTGCCAAATCAGTATCAGTGGCAGCCGACCGTTACAAACTAACCTCACCTACTGCTATGCAAATTGATGTTAATAGCCTTAGCCTTACATCCACTATAGCTACTGAACCTGATTTATCGTTGGATGCTACATGGGATACGATTACACCCACAGATTATACTGAAGGCGCAGCACGGGCAGGTAAAGATTTCTATATTTATGCTTGTATCGGGACAACGACAGTCCCTGTAATAGTTATTTCTGCTAATGCTACATATCCTTCAGGCTACACAGCATTAACATCACGTAAAATAGGTGGGTTTCATTGTCTATGTGCTAGTGCCGGAACGATAGCATCATACCCACTGTCAGGATACCTCACAGGTGATATATTACCTACATCAGTATGGGACTTAAAGAAACGATGTAAAAATATAGGTTATAATAATAATGGCCTAGCATACATAGCTGAACTAGATTCATGGGCATATATTTACCTACCTTCAGGCACTTCTGGTGCCCCTGTAAGTGTCTATAATGGGACAATATTGGATACCATAGATTGGAACACATGCGTAGACGCAGGTAGAGTAGTAGGTATGAAGCTATTTAGAGATTATGAGTTTCAAGTAGCTGCTGGATTGAGTAACGAACAGACTAACATATATGGTTCAACCGACCCCGTTACAACTGGTGGGCATGTTGATACTGCTGGTAGACGTATGATTAGCAAGCATGGGTTGGAAGACTGCTGTGGGGTTGTTTCACAGTGGCTAGACGAAGGTAGTTGGAAGTTTGACGGTGCCACAGCACATTATCATAAGATTGTAACCATAACAGGAAATGCCGAAACTGATACGTCCGGTAATGCAGTAGCTGTAAACGGCAGCACAGCACAAGATATCGCCCCTGCATGGGCTTGGTATAACCTACCTTTAGATAAGGGACAACTATATAGACAAGGGACAAATGGAGACGTTAAGGCTGTGGCAGGGGGGATATGGAATGATGGGACATATTCCGGTTCACGAAGTAGATTTTTGTGGTGCCTTCGGGATTCCGTTTATAATTATCACGGCTTCCGTCTCATCGCCCCCAACGTGTGGAGGTAACAAATATGTCAATACTTCAGAGAATAACTACATCGCCTTCTACCTCCTATCTCCAAAATTGGTATTGGGCATCGGACCGTTTCCTACCTAAAACAGTAGTCACCGCAGCGGATAGATATACAGTCCTATCACCAGCAATAATGCAAGTTGATGTAGGAGGGACTTCGTTAACTAACCTAACACAACAAACATTGGACCTTAGCTTAGACACTAATTGGGACCACGGGCAAGGTATTGGCACATGGACTGCTAATCACGCTTATAGCGTGGGCGACTTAGTTAGACCAACTGCGGCATGGCTGGCTGACGGTGCGAATAATGCCTCCACAGCTTATGCTACTGATAAGATGCTAAGCAATACTATACCTGGGCCTGGGGTGGTTGGCGTAGACGCTTATTATAGTGGCCAGTTTGGTTCTTATTTATTTTCTCAATCTACCTCTGATTTATGGTGGGTGAATACGGCATATCCACACTATGTTACATATGATTTTGGGAGTGGAAATACAAAAGTAATAAGTAAGTTTAGATATTATGGATATCCAGGCTTAAGCCCTAAAACATGGGTATTGCAGGGTTCAAATGTAGCCTCACCCGGAACTGCTGGAGATAGTACAGATTGGAACAATGCAGACCCAACGATAGGGAAAACACTTTATACTGGAACAGATATTGCTAACCCAGGGAATAATTGGACAAGCTATTTTACCTTTAGTAACTCTACAGCATATAGACACTATAGGCTATACATGACAGTAGGATGGTCAGCAGTCCAAGTAATGTTTCGGGAAATCCACCTAGTATCCACACCCTCCCTAGTCTATCGTTGCTCCTCAATTACGACAGGCATCTCAGGTGGAACTTCACCAGCATTCCCTGCAACTGAAAATGCAACTGTAACAGATAGTGGTGTCACCTGGACTGCATATCTAGATAACACTGTAGCAGTTAACCGAAAAGGTCAGGATTATTACGTCTATGCTTGCACACCAACTAGCGGAACGACACCCAAGCTACTATTATCGAAACAATCAACTTACCCATTAGGTTATACAGCTAGTAATAGCCGTAAGATTGGTGGTTTCCATTGCCTATGTGAATATGTTGGTGCTAATACCTATGGCACTACTGCTCACTCACTATATGGCTATGTTGCTGGTGATGTGTTGCCACAATCAGTATGGGATTTAAGGTGGAAATCAAACTCACTCATTGGCAATGTGGGCCAAGTTTATGACGCTGGTAGACAAATATGGTGTGCTATATATCACCCAAGTGGGACTAGCACCGCACCGACAATAGTATTAGGTGGGACTATACTTGACACTATAGACTGGAATAACTCAGTAGACGCATGTGCTGTGTTGGGTATGAGATTAGCTAGAGATAGTGAGTTTCAGAGTATAGCTGCTGGTAGTAACGAGAGAACTAATATTTATGGTAGTGCTGACCCTGTAACAGCCCAAGGAGCAGTTGATACCGCAGGGACTAGAATGATTAGTAATATTGGTGTAGAAGGGGCATGTGGACAGATGTATCAATGGATTGACGAGCAGTCATACCAATTCGCTGGAGCAGCCTCACATACTCACGCATGGACGGTGGATGGAAATGCCCAGAGTAATATTGTAAGTGCCGCAGCATCCGGTGATTTAGCCCCTGCCTGGGGTTGGCAAGCCGCTAGTGGCTCAAAGGGTTCAATCTATAAGCAGGGGACGTATGGTGATGTTAAGTTACTATCAGGTGGGTTATGGAATGATGGTTCTTTATGTGGCTCTCGTAATAGGGGGTTATTCAACTATAACCATAGATGGCATTCTGGCTCACAAGTATCCTTCCGCCCCGTAGCACGCCACATCGTGAAGGAGGTAGTTTAAATTGAGCATGTTACAAAAGATAATAACATCAGGCACTACGCTAACATATCCTAGCATGTGGTATCATCAAGATACTAATTGGTCGGCTAAGGCTGTAACCACTGCGGCTGATAGATATACTTTGGTTTCCCCGGATGCGATACAAGTAGATGTAGGTGGGGTATCGCTAACGCAATACTCGAAACAGATGTTGGATTTATCACTCGACACCAATTGGGACTTTGGGCAGAATATAGGGACATGGACTGCTGAACATACTTACGCAGTAGGTGATTTAGTTAGGCCGCAAGCGGCAACTATTGCTGATGGTAGTAAGAATAATAATACGGCTTATGCTACTGGTGTGGCTAATGCTAATGTAATGGCTAATGGGGTTACGATAAGTGCGGATAGTGTGTATGACACTCAGTATGCGTGGAAGGGGTTTAATCAATCAATTGGCGGAGGGGATAATTGGGGTCCAAATAATTCGGGTTTTCCTCACTGGCTAAAATATGACTTTGGTATAGGTAAATCTACTGTGATAAATAAATTCAAATTTCACAGTTCCAATACTTATAGCCCAAAGACATTCACGCTTGATGGTTCAAACAACAACACTGATTGGACTACGCTATATACTGGGACCAATGTGGCAGACCCTGTAAGTAACTGGACACCGTATTTTACTTTTAGTAATTCAACGGCATACAGATATTATCGCCTTCATATTACTGTTGGTTGGTCGGCAGAATGGATAGTGTTAAACGAACTCCACCTCGTCTCCCAACCTTCCCTCATCTTCCGTGCATCAGCCATCACTACAGGGGTGTCTAACTCAACTGAACCATCATGGGCTGTAACTGGTGATACAACTGATTCAGGTGTCACTTGGACTGCATATACTGATTATACTAATGCTCAGAACAGAGCAGGTCAGGACTTTTACGTTTACGCAGTTGCTCGTTCAGAAGGCAGTATTCCTAAGTTACTCGTATCAGCTAATGCTACCTACCCAATTAACTATACAGCTAACACAAGCAGGAAGATAGCTGGATTCCACTGCCTCTGTAACTCAGTAGGCACAGTAGCAGGTAACTCACTCACAGGTTATGTTACTGGAGATATATTACCATTATCAGTTTGGGACTTGCATAAAAAGAGCCAAGCAGTATCCGGCAATGTAGGGCAAGTATATAATAGCGAAACTGGTAAATGGGCAGGTATATACCCTGTTAGTGGTAGCAAAACAGCACCTACTATAGTTTATGGTGGGACGATATTAGTCTCAACTGACTGGAATGATGCTGTTGATGCAGGTAAAGTAGCAGGGATGTTTCTACCGTCAGACGCTGGCTTTCAATCACAAGCAGCAGGTAGTAATGAACAGACTGTAATTAATGGTGCAGCATTACCCACTACAGCTATTGGCGCAGTTGACTCAGCCGGGACTAGGATGATTTCTAACATAGGTTGTGAACTATGCTGTGGGGCACTGGATTACTGGTTGGATGAACAATCATACAGGTTTGATGCAGCAACAGCGCATACACACGCAGTTACGCTGACAGGCGAGGCTGGAACATTTACAAGTGCCGTAGCAAGTGCCAACGTAGCTCCTGCATGGGGATGGCAAGCCGCCAGTGGCTCAAAAGGTTCAATTTATAAGCAAGGTAGCTATGGTGATGTTAAACTAACAGCAGGTGGGAAAGCAACAGGAACAGCCGCTAATGCTGGTTCAAGAGGCAGAGACGCAAGTAATTGGCGCTGGGCGACAAGCACGGGAATCGGTGTAAGATTAATAGCAAATTCAATAGAGAAATAGATAGGAGATATATTATGCAGGGTATCACAAACACGTGGAAATTAAATTCAAAACAGGACTTCGAGAATAACTATCAGGCTAGATTGGCTAATGGAGAGTCTGACCCACTGATTGACTACAGGCTAATATATTCATGTATGGATAATTGGTTTAACGAAACAACCACCGAAGAGCAAATGATTATGGACCCTATCACAGAAATCGAAGTTGCAACACAGGTTGAGGTTCCTATAATTGTAGAGAATATTGAAGCTGGAGTAACAGATGCTACTCACCGAATCATAAATGGTGGAAGTGAAGAAGAGCCTGTATTCTACCAACAGATTTTACGATACGACAATAATTGTTATGCAGCATTAAAGGGCTTTACACCAGCGGAACTAGAATCAATCTTGGGCCTATAACGTGAAAACCGATTTATCGTGTCTCGCTTGTAAGTGGTATGGGCGGTGTAAGTATTACCTAAAGCTACTAACTGAGGGTGCTACACCTCCCGATGATTGTAAGGACTTAGCGGAAGATAGGATACGATGCTTACAAAAATCTGTATAGGCTTGTTATTAACCGTGGCGTTATACGGTTGTGGTCCAACGAAGGAATCAATTACAGACCTACGGGAATATAATGTTGATGGATACCTGGCATTTGTGGGTGTCGGCTCATTCGACGGTGATAAATTTGTTATTAATGATTACCGTGGCGTTAAACATGATATTCCAGCCGGGGCAGTAATTCTCGAAGGGCCAATATCCTTAGAATCTTTTGAGCGTGCTAGGATGCGGATTACCCCTGAGTAATTTGGTGACGAAACAGATTTCATTACCAAAACGAAATGGCCTCGCAACCTATGGACATAATTTATGAATAGAGTGTTTATGGCGATTATTGTGGTAATTCAGGCAGCGATACTTGCCTTACTTACGCAGCAGGTTGTTGAACTCAAAGCACAGGCGTTGTTGCTACCTCAGCAAATAGACTTACTCATAGCCGCAGGTGATAAAGTAATCAACCTGGACTGCCCCGAATGTCCGGGGTGTCCGCCTTGTAAAGATTATGCACCGGAGTTTGATAAGTTACGCAAGCAACTCAAATCAGATAACGCCCCACAAGGTTATTATTATTACTACGGGGGATGCAGGTGATAGAAACAATACTACCTTACATCCATATTTACTTAACACGTCCGACAGTAGTTGCCGTGGATTTATTAATATTGTCTGTAGCAGTTACTTGTGGTTTGGGTATTTTTATTCTTAAACGAAAAGTTGATGCCTTAACCGGAGCAATAAGACTACTCAACGAAAGATTAGATCGTGATACCTAACATACTTGAGATATAATACAATAAAATAGCTGGATAGGGTAGCTCCCGACAAGTTGGAAATCTCAGCCAACTTCCAGCTAATAAACAAACTGAGAATTACTATGAGAGGTAATTATGGGAAAGATAATAGACATTACTGGTCAGAAGTTTGGAAAGTTAACAGTGATTAGCTTGACAGATAAGAAGAAAAACGACGGGTGTGCTATTTGGGAGTGCCAATGTGAATGTGGCAATATGTTTGAGGCAAAATCAACTCAATTAAGAGGTGGTTTTGTGACGAACTGTGGGTGTGATAATCCTAATAGGGGTAAGTTAGAAAACCAAAGATTCAGTCGTTTAACAGTTAAAAGATTCTTTTGTATAGACAAACATGGAAAAGTAGTTTGGGAGTGTTTATGCGATTGTGGGAATATCAGTTTTGTTAATACCAGTAGTTTAACTACGGGCAACACCAAGTCATGTGGATGTATAAATAAAGAACATCCTGGTAGGACTAAGCACAACATGAGCCATACGCCTGAATATAACTCTTTTGCCGCAGCTAAAGAAAGATGCAACAACCCCAACACTCCTAGTTATAACAATTATGGAGGAAGGGGAATAAAGTTTTTATGGGATACATTTGAGGAATTTTATAGAACAATGGGGCCACGCCCAGCAGGGACTAGCCTGGACAGAATAGACAATAATGGAAACTATGAAAATGGTAACTGTAGATGGGCCACGAACACAGAACAAACAAACAATGCCAGAAGTAACATAAAAATCAATATAGATGGAGTTTTAAAGACTTTAGCTATGTGGGCTGATGAGTTTAAGTTAAACAAACAGACTGTCTATACTAGATATTCAGAGGCTAAGGATAGAGACCCTGAAATATTGTTTAGACCTTCTGTTGGCTCTAAACACAGAAGTAGGCGTAATTGTTAATGATACCCAACATACTCGAAATTGGAAAATTTCTATCGGACTACGGCATTTTTGCTTTTATTATTGTGCTATTAGCTATAGTGGGAACTTATTTCATTGGCAAGTTCTTTTTATCATTACACTCCAAGATAGACGCAGCCTCGTCAATCACCCAACAGTTAGGAGAAAGGATAGTTACCAGTAGTGGCGACCCTACTGTCCATTATACAATATTAAAAGAAATAGAGAACGAACTACAGGAACTAAGACAAGATGCAGAAGCACACGCAGCTAACGCTAATAAACATTACGAGGATGTAATACGGCTCAATTCACAGGAAGTATATGCCCGATGTAATATAGATAGATGTCCACATTTAGTGACTATTCGTAACCAAATAAAAGATGTGGGTAGTCTATTTGCAGATTTCAATGTTAAGGCGGAGGAATCAAGGAACGCATCAGGCGCATCCTTAAAAGACATTCAGAGTCAAATGACAACACTTGCAGCAGAGGTCTCAGCACAATCTAAACAAGTGGTTCAACTGTTAGGAGACGTGCTTGTGGGGCGCAAAACCAAATGAGTAGCACATGCGAAACACTAAAACATAATATGTCGGACAGGCACCAATCATTGTTCGCCACGATGCCGATAGGTTGCATAGTGATTGACCTAAATGGTGATACAATTGACGTAAATCCCAAAGCATTGGAGATACTAGGCTCTCCCTCAGCCGAAGCTACTAAACAGATTAACATGCTCACGTTTCAACCTCTAATTGATGCAGGTGTTTCGGCTATTGCTATTAGGTCTCTTGGTGGTGAATCCAAGATTGTCCACGACATTTACTACACAAGCTGTTGGGGAAAGACAGCCGCCGTCAGGTTTACAGCTACACCAATCTATGATGAACAAGATTATGTGTGTTTGACGTTGATTATGATGGAAGACATGACGGATTATACCTCTTTGAAGTGCGAACTAGAACGCAACAATAAGATGCTTAAAGCCATAATTGATAATATACCCAGCATGATATGGCTAAAGGACGTTGACGGTCGTTATTTATTCACCAACAAATCATTCGATGAATTTAATCAATTCACCAATACAGACCCTATTGGTAAAACTGATGCTGAGATATGGCCCAAGGACCAGGCTGATTCCTTTACCGTAGAGGATATATCGGTTAGAGAATGCGAGTATCTCTTAGAAAAGACTGACGCAATTATTCATCCTGTTTACGGCCCTAAACACTATCACACTATAAAGGTGGGCGTATG